TTTGAGCCATCACCTACTGTTGTTACAGAGTAAATACCGTTTTCACTTGCATCTGTCTGTGCTTTGACAAGTACTCTATCTCCTGAAGTTAATGAAGTACTATCTATTGATACTGCTCCATTGCTATTTGCTGTAAGTGTAGCACCTACACCTGATGTTCCATTGTTATATGCTGTATCTAAATTAGATTGTGAAGCAACTCTTACTGAGTCTTTAATATCAAGTGCTTGTTTTACACTATCAACATATCCTTTATTTGCAGCATCTGTTGTTGCTGTAGGAGTTCCTACATTTAAAAGTCTGTTACCGCCCATGTCAACACTTTGTGACCCTGCGATTGTTAAACCACCGTCAAAGTCTGCTGATTGTGTGAAAGTTGCTGTACCAGTAGCAGTGATTGCATCACCACTTGCGTTACCTAAAGTAACATTACCGTTTAAGGTTGTAGCGCCATCTACATTTAATCCTGCATCAAAGTCTACGTCACCTTGTGCATTTAAAGTACCTGCAATAATAGTATTACCAGTTCCACTTGCTACGCTGAATTTGTTAGTAGCAACAGTTAGATTACCAGACATTGCAACAGCACCGTTTGAACTTAATGAGTTTACAGTTGCTGAGCTAGATACATTAATTGTACCTGTAACTTCTACATTTTTACCTAGTGCAATCTTTTCGTCACCGTTTGTAGTTACTAATTTAATGTAAGAAGTGCCACCTTCGTTAATATCTAAAGCTGCGGCATTATCGTCTAGTATAGTTACTGAGTTAGCTTGAGTTGCTAAATTAAGAGTTCCGCCGTGTTGAAGTATTAAATCATCAACTGAATTAATGGTTAAGTTACCACTTGTTACTGTTTTAATTGTTAGTGCGGCTGAAGTTGTTGCTAAAGTATTATTAGCGCCTGTTATTACAGTAGACCCTGTTTTTAATTGGTCTATCTTACTATCTGAGCCAACAACAATTGCTGAACTTGCTGTAAGAGTACCTGCTGTGTGGTCAAGCATTGCAACATACAAATCTCCTCCGATTGTTGTTACTGCATTACCAACTGCTGGTGAGCCTATAAATAACTTTTGCGAATTAGAAGAATATGCTAATTCACCAGCACCTAACGAGGTAGGAGCAGCGGAGGAGCTACTTCTTTTGATTTTAATGGTTTGTGCCATGATTGTTTCCTATCGAGCTATTAAAAGCCCCCTGCGTCTACCGTGTCTGAGTCCGCTGAACTATTACCTATCATTATAGGGACAAATTCAAAGTTTCCAGATGATGTTTCACGGTAAATCTTTAACTGATTATCGTCAGTATCATAAAATAAATCTCCTTCTGCCAGATTAGTTGTATCTGAAGAGGGAGCTGATGTAGCAACATAAAATTGATTAGCTAAGAAATTAAGTGCGCCTTCTACTGTGCTTTGACCAGTTAACGTACCGACAGGACTGCCGAGAGAAACGTTACTTGCTGTGGTACCGACAGAAGAGGCTATAGCCGAAGATATAGTAAGAGTGGTTGTTTGAGCCGTGGCGCTTATAGAAGTTGTGCTAGGAGTTATAGTTACTGTTGTTGCCATTATCTCGTTACATTTGGTGTGACTCTTGCTACACCCTCGATTACTCTAGTAATACTGTTTGCTGAAGTATTATGTAATTCTAAGTCATAATAATATTTACCTGCTGCAATGTTTGCTGTAAGTGCATATCCTAGATTCATTTGTAATTTACCTTCGGATGCATTTGTTACTTGGCATGTAAATGTTGCTGTAAGGGTACTTGATGTGGGGGTAGGTCGCAACTGTGCTGATGCGGTATGATTTGCTAGTGAGATGGGTGAACCATCTTCGGCAAGCGCAATCTCAAGGGCAAAGTCTGCTCCCTGGTCAATAACTATATCATATTTTCCTGCTGCCATATTTGTACTCCTATATGCTAAATTATATCAAAAACTTGAGGTGGTGTCAAGAACTATTTTTGAGGGGTATATGCTTGACCTACGAGTTTGGGAATTTATCTTTGACAGCTTTCCTAGCTAAATAAAATTGTCCAGTTTTTGCCGTGTCACCGAACTTCCCAGAATCAATATCGTGGTATAGTAAATCTAACTGCTCTTTTAACTGTGTATAATACTTAGCTCTTTTTGTTGCTACTGGGTCTAATTTTGTTAAATCTATATTCATTCTCCGTACCTCTTTACGCTTATAGTTGTTCCGCTATGTTTTTTATAGTATTGTTTTTTAAATAATATTGTGTAACTTCCAGGTTCTTGTGTTGTTAAAGTAAGTGTAGTATCTGTCATAGTTCCCATTGACTCTCCATCTTTAAATACTTCTGTGCCTACTGGAAGCCCTGTAACATTTATTACATCATCCAATGCAGGTGTTAAAGTAGAAAATGTAAAATCAAATACGCTTTTCTCTACTAAAGCTGTTGCATCACTATTTATATAATAATTTTCGTCAGGATGATTTTCTATATCTAAAGCTACATGTGATAGTCCTGCTGAGCTTTGTGCTGCAATAATAGCATCATTTACTACTCCTGTAGTAGACCATTTTATTTCTTTATTACTATCATAAAATATATTGTATATCATAAACTCTCTCCGTTTAAAAAATTCTCTGCTGTAAATATAATGATACTCCAAAAGTAAAAAGCATTGTTATCTACATTATTGTCTTTTAAGCTATCCACTATATCATCATGGTCTTGTATTACCATATTCTTAAAAGATATTGCAGATGTTGTTGTACTTGTAACAAGTAGTCCTGTTTCTCCACTTGAACCAGGATATGTCTCTTCTTCGCCCTCTTCGTCTCCTTCTTCAGTTATCTCAGGAACTTCGTTGTAGTAGTGAAATGGAGGATATGTTTCAGTTGCAAGTCCACTAGTAATTTGATTGAAAGTACACCATCTAAGTGCGTATGCAGGAATAAATCCTAAATTATGTGTGACTGTTGCTGTATGTTGATTGTACGTTGTACCATTATAACTTCTGCTTACTTGAGTTCCTGAAGTAGTTAATACATTAGGAACTAAAATTCCCTGTGCTACAGAGCTAACAATTAAACTTTCAGCAGCTCTAGAGTCAAATCCTAAAGGTTCTGTTGAGGATTTAACATCTTGTCCACTTCTAGACACAAACAGTCCAAAATCAGAAGTTCCTCTTTTACCTATTAAAACTCTATCCGTCATTAGAAGAACGCCAAATTTGAATACCTAGGAGCTGCATAAGATTTTATCGACAATGTACTACTTCCAAAATTTTGTATAGTAATTGTTTCTAAACTTGAACTCGTTGAATAACCAAAACTTGTTGTTGAACCTGAAGTATTTCCTGAACTAGCAGGCACAGGCAGGCCGAAACCAATAAAACCAAAATCAATTCCAAAATCTATTGAACTTAAATCAATAGTAGCAGTACTCCCTGCTGTTACACTAGTTGTAACAGTTGAACTAGTTCCTCCTCCTGTTACAGGTAAAGGAATTAACTGATATAAACTAATAATTCTCCCTAAAGAGGTTGCACTGCCGTTATCAGTATTAAATATTAATTCGTCTGCAGTACAAGTGGTAACATCTTTTCCCGGTCTTGATACATATAACCCAAAACCAGGACTACCTGAACTGTGTCCATGATTACTATTTGTGTTTTTTCCTATTAAAACTCTATTTGCCATAATTATCCAAAATAAGTGCTTGTCATATATCCGTATGCACAAGGTAATCTCAACACAAGAAAACTTGCATTAGTCATATTCGTATCAACTGGGCCGGTATCCCAGCTATCATTATAATCGTATTCTCTACCTACAAAAGTAGGTGCTCCTGATTGTGTACCTCCGTTGTCTGCTGAATTACTACCAACAGAGGTTGGTGGTATAGATGATTTACCTCCTATAGGGTACATATGTGATGAAGTAGTTTTCCATAAACTTAATCTATTTATAATTTCAAAATTTTCGTCTTGAACTTCTCCTTCATACCCTCCAGCAACCTGTTCGCTTAAAATTACTAAAGGGACATATCCTAAACTTGGTTTTGTACTTCCTGAAGCAGTTAAAAAATTAACACCAGCACTAGATAAATCTGGATACTCTATCGTTTGTGCTCCAATACCTACAACGGTTTCTAAAGAGTTACTTGCAGGATAGCTAATAACCAAATCTTGACTAGTGTCTTTTATTCTTAAATATTCAGAGCCACTTATAGTTCTTACATTTGCAGTTACACTACCTTGTAGGATTGCAGTATTGTTAATGTCATCTACTATGTCTTGAGCAGATGTCCAGGTTTGACCAAAAACTATTGTAGTACTTGAAATAGTAACTGTAGTACCGTTTATAATAATTTTTTTGCCTACGTGACTTCCATTATTGCCAAAAGCACTACCATACAAATTTGCTGAGCCTACAACTTCTGCTTCTTGGTCAGAAACGCTATTTACAAAGTTTAATCCAGCAGCTCCTGCATAAATTTGTCCTGTTCTACCTTTTGTAGAGTCAAAAAGTAATTGTTTATCTGTTGCACTAGTTACATCTACTCCAGGTTTACTAATTTTTAACCCAAAGTCATTACTTCCTATATCTCCTAATAAGACTCTATTAGCCACTTAATTCTCCTTGTTGTGCTTTCTTGGTCATAACATAAATACTGTTCACAATACCAAGATAAAAACTTTCTGCTTTTTTCCTTGCTCCACCACGATAAATCGTTTATTGCATTTGTTAATTGTGGTAGATGCCTTAAATCTTTTGTTATCCAATGATATTCGGGATAACCATAACTAATTATTGGAACATCATGCATCATGCACTCTATTCCTGCAGTACTATTTTCAATTATAGCTACTCTGGTTTTAGGTAATATGTTATGTATACTTTCATATCCTTCTATAACTGTAACTCCTAAACTTTTCCATTCATCTATTGTTTTCTTATATTCTTCCCAGCTCCCTGCTTTTTCTGATTCGGACTGTAAAGTAGGATGAACTTTTATAACTAAAGCATATTGTTTATATAGTTTGCGAACTATTAGTTTAAGTTTATCCCAATGATTTCCAAAAGACTGCTTAGTAACTGTTTCGTCCCCTGGCATTTGTCCTATTACTAATACATGATTATCAGGAACATTAGGATTTGTTGAAAACATTTTTAAATCTTCTCTATCGCTCCATTTATGTTCTTTGTTTTCTTTAAATATAGGAACTTTAGTATGAAAAAAGTCACTCTCATACATTTCAAAATTAGGTTTTTTGTATGTTATGGAGGAGTAACTGGCGTACCCTAAATCATCTATAGAAAAGTATTCTGGAGTTGGTGCAGTAGGTTTTAAAAATAAAGATTGTTTGCCTCTAAAAAATTGTAATTCATCTAGTTCATCTGAGTTACTATGATTATAGATATAAATTGCATCCGCTTCATCTACGATTGGAGGATAGCTAAAATTTAAGAACTTACTCGCTTGAATATCTGCTCCTAAAGTTTCTAAGGCATTGAATACCATTCCGTACATTCTCATCCAATTGCCATTTATATTTCTATATTTATGTGCGCTTACTTTTACTTTCATAGGTTTCCAGTTAATTTATTTTCTAATTATAACAAAATTCAAACTATAAGTCAAGAACTATTTTTAATCCGCTATTATTATTCTACTATTAACTCCATCAAATATTATTTTACCATTATTTGAACCAACTCCTCCGCCTGATACTACTGAAGTAATTTCAGTAAAATCTGAGTTTGCTGTTCCAGAACCATCGTATTCAAAACTTCTTAAACTTGGTAAGTGGAAGAAAACATCTCCTGCTATTGGATTATTTCCTGAGCCCCTTAAATTACTAATCGCAGTATGCATAGCACTTCCTGAAGGAACTGCTCCAGCTGCTAAACCACTAGTAGTGGAATCAAAAACAACTGCTTTACCTGCAGCACCTGCTGGACCTGTTGGTCCTACAGTACCTGTAGGGCCTGTTGCACCAGCGCCACCTGTTGGGCCTTGTACACCTTGCGGTCCTCTTGTTCCTTGTGGCCCAGTATCACCTACTGCTCCTGTCGGTCCTTGTAAGCCTTGTGGACCTCTTGTTCCCTGTGGGCCAGTATCACCTACTGCTCCTGTCGGTCCTTGTAAGCCTTGTGGACCTCTTGTTCCCTGTGGGCCTGTTGGACCTACTCCACCTGTTGGGCCTTGTATACCTTGTCCACCTGTTATACCTCTTGGACCTGTTGGGCCTACTCCACCTGTTGGTCCTTGTACACCCTGTCCGCCTGTTATACCTCTTGGGCCTGTTGGACCTGCTCCACCTGTTGGTCCTTGGGGACCTGCGCCACCTGTTGGGCCTTGAGGACCCGCTCCACCTGTGGGACCATTTGGTCCTGTTGGACCTGCAGCACCTGTTGGGCCTGCAGCACCTGTATTACCTCGTGGGCCTGTTGGTCCTGGAGTAGTACCCGCTGGTCCTGTTGGTCCACCTGGTCCTGTTGGACCTGGGCCACCTGTAGGGCCTGGAGTAGTACCTGCCGGTCCTGTCGGACCTGCTCCACCTGTTGGGCCATTTGGTCCTTGTGGGCCAGTATTACCTACTTGTCCTTGAGGACCTGTACCACCTGTTGGACCATTTGGTCCTTGTGGGCCAGTATTACCTGCTGGTCCTTGTGGTCCTGTAACACCTACTGGTCCTCTTGTTCCTTGTAAGCCTTGTGGTCCTGTTGGACCTGCTGCACCAGCACCACCTGTTGCTCCTCTTGTTCCCTGTAAACCTTGTGGGCCTGTGCCACCAGTAGGTCCTGCTGGCCCTTGTGGTCCTCTTGTTCCTTGTATACCTTGAGGCCCTGTACCCCCAGTAGCTCCTTGCGGGCCTTGTGGTCCTCTTGTTCCTTGTATACCTTGAGGGCCGGTACCCCCAGTAGCTCCTTGCGGGCCTTGTGGTCCTCTTGTTCCTTGTATACCTTGAGGGCCGGTACCCCCTGTAGGCCCTGCTGGTCCTGTACCACCTGTCGCTCCCTGCGGTCCTGTTCCTCCAGTAGCTCCTTGTGGGCCTGTTCCTCCAGTAGCTCCTTGTGGGCCTGTAGCACCGTCTTGTACTATATGAGTTACCATGCTATAAGTACTACCACTTCTAGTGATAGTTGCTAGTATAGCGTCTTTGGGAGAAGGTTCAAAAGTTGGTTTAAATACATTTACGCCACTATATGCTCTGTGAACTGCTTGGTCTATAAATAGTTTTGTGTCGTTTTCTATATACGACACTGATGCGAAGAATCTAGTAGCTCCTGCGTCATCAATTATAATTCTATCTCCTACTGCGAATTCAGTAGTAAAACTTGTGCTACTTCCTGTGACTTCTGTTTTATATTGGCTTACAGTTATAGTTCCTGATTTTTGTGTGATTCCACTATTGGTTGCACCTAATTCTGCTACATATTCAAAGTTATAATATACATCAATATCATTACCATTAGTATCTGTTCCTACGTTTGGGCTTTTTGCAGCTGTATCTGTCTTTATTTCTATCGCTTTGAAAGGGTCGGCTGTATCGCTAAAGTCATGAACTAAAAATGCTTCTCCGCCATCTGCTAAAGTTCCGAAAGCCGCCTGTGTTTGGTCTGTAGTTCCTGAGCTTACTTGTGTTACATCTCCTAATGTGTTTGTGAAATCATAGGTTGTACTGATAGTACTTACTAGTCCGGAAGTAGAATTGATACTTATTCCACCAGGTAGTGTGCCTCCTCTGGAAATTAGACCAATCTTTGAAGTAGTACTTACTGGCACAGATTGTGCTAGTTCGGCTGTGTCAACTTCTCGTCTTACCCATGCTGAGAAATGACCAGAAGTATTTGTAAGTCTTATCAGTACTTCACCTACTTTTTGTGCAGGATTATCTAAAATGAAAGAAGTTTCCGTTGAAGGTACTATTTCTGTTTTAAATTTCTGCGTATCTCCGAAGTTATGCTTTACTTCGTAAGAATCTATAAACTCATATTTATTTTCTATTGCGTTACCGTCTTTATCTGTTCTATTCGTGCTAGGATGACTCCAAGTTATTGAAAGAGCGAGTCCAGATGCTTCTGCTGTTTCCGTGTCCGTGTCTACTGGTTCTTGTTGACTTGGTACCATTTTTATGGCTACATCTGTAGGAGCTGGAACATCTTCTGTATATCTCGGCATTCTTGCTACATCAGGTATCTCATCTATAACGTACCCTCTATCTACTAAAGCAAATTTATCTCTATTAAACTCTATCGCAGAAATAGAATATATTGGTTGGTCATCGTCTTCTTTAACATTTTGTATTATATATTCTTTTGCTGACCCATGAACCATTTGTCCATCAGAGTCTATTTCAACAACTGCCCAAATACTGTGAGTTGCAGGAGCACTTGTAAATGCACTAGCTACGGTTATACTGCTTGCATTATAACTTGATACCTCTTGTCTTTCTACTCTAGTATCTCCTGACCAATATAAATCTAATTTATTGCCAGAATCATCTACAGCGTTGACCATTATTTCTTCAGAAGTTATTGCAGTATTTGCTCCTGCTGGATTATCTGCATACTGTATAAAATCTCCTGCTCTTCTAACTGAACCTCTTATTGTTGCTGTATCTTGTTGTAAGTATGCTCCCCCTTCTGGAAATACTACTTCTAAAAAGTAGGTTGCTGTATTTGATAAGTCTACGGCAGAGTCTACATTTATTACTGTAGAAGAAGAACTTGCTTGTGTTCTTCCTCCAAATCTTACATTATTTCTATCTGCATCCGCTACAGTTATTACGTCGCCGCTTTTTAATAAAGAGCCTTCTAGGCCAACAGCAAAAGTAACTACATCAGTTTCCATTTGGTCTGTAAATAAATGCCACTTACCATATCTAACTGCTTGAGCTCTGCTTGTACAACCAAAGGCTACTACATCTTTCTTTTTAATTTTTCTAGTTTCTACGATATTATCATAGTCTTCGACTATTTCTACTGTTTTCTTATAAAAGGCATCTGGGTCATTCCAAGTTACATTTACTTGGTTAAATCTAAATCTGTTTCTTGATGATTGATATTTAAAGTCTCCTGCAATTACATTACTTTTATTAAAAGCTGCAACAGGACTTTTTTCTCTATTCTGTTCAAATGTTATTTGTCCATTTGTCCATGTCATCATACCTCTAAATATAGATAACATATCCTGTATAACTTTCATAGCTTGAGCTTGGTCTGTAAACCATACGTTCGCTGTAAATCTAGGTTCTGTTCCTCCTTTTCCATCTGGAACAAGTTCATCGCAATATCGTGCTATTTTAAATAAAGAGTATTTATCAATATCTGTGGTATCTATGTATTCTCCACAACCATACCTATTATTAGTAATTAAATCGTAAATAACCCAAGCTGGATTATTAGAATAAACTTTTCCATGGTTAGGGTGAGTAAAATCAAAAGTATCAGTGTCTCCTCTAAAATTACCATCCCATGCTACATAGTCGCTACCTACAGCTCCAGTAGTAATATTTCTAGTATAAGAAGGTGGCGAGCTGTTGTATCTTTCACTTCCTGGATTATAATTTGTAGGAACTTTAATAAGTAATCCTTTTGCGTGATATCCTCTTTCTGGAACATTTCCAAAATCAGAAGCATTAAACATCATACTAGCGTAAGCTGCTAGAGGATAATTTAATTTATCATTTATAACCGATTCTATTGATTGTATTCTACCACCATTAATATGTTGGACACCGCCGTGTTTTCTATTGATAGGAGTTATTGTTTGAATTTTTATTTCGAAATCATCAAGTGGTTGATAAGGCTCTAAGTCTACGTCGAATACTTCTACAAATGGATTTTTACATAGCGCTTGAACAGTTCCTGTAGAATAATGCTTCCAAGCTAGTACTCTTTGGCCTGTAGGTCTTGCAAGTATTTGGGAATCAGTTGGCCCGTAGACTAGCTCTTCTGTAAACGCTGCATCTCCTGGCTGTTTATATCTTAAGAATATTCTATGTTCTATTTGACAAGCCCACTCTTTACCATTCTTAGCTTTTATGGCAACCATTTGGTCATATTGGAATGTAATTTTTAATCTGTCAACTTCTGATTTTTGAGTACTTACATTCATCTGTGTAGATGTAAATACTATATTTGCTCCGCTCCAAGTGCTAGTTTCATCTCCATGTACTCCATACCCATAAGTACTATAATTATTACTTAGTCCCATGTAGCTCATGTCTGTTGTTGATATAGCTTTTCCTAAATTAGCTATAATAGAGGCACTACCTACGTCTGCTGGAGTGGCTAAATATCCTTGATGTCTTTCTCCTGTTCTAAACGCATATTTAACATTATTGAAATTATATTCTGCATTTTGTTGATATGTATGATTTACAGGAGTAGTCATAAATGCAGCTGTATTTGCTACATTTCTATCTACAGAAGAAGCTTGTGTTACTGCTACGTTTGCATTAGTTTTACTAACTACTTTTACATATAAATCTATATTTCCTACAAGGCCTGTTGCAGTTATATCTGGGGCAGGGGTAATATCTACTGAAGTTGCACTATTATATTTTGTAATTCTACAGATATGAGTTGATTTTTCTAGTCCACCTTGTTCTATTCGTAAAAATTGCTGACCATTTGGCCCTTTCATTACATCGCCTACATCAAAACCTCCTGAAGAAGTTATTGTTGGATTACCTGCTGTTAAAGATATGCCAGTTACTTGTTTTTTCGCACCTTCAATCCTTATATGATAGTCTCCAAATGAGGTATCAAAGTTTCCAAACATACCTGCGCCTGTATTATCAGTCACAGTATGAGTGGTTGCATCATAAGTTACATCAAAACTTTCTTTTGGATTATGGGAGTCTTTATATGTATTATTTAGTACTTGTGTAGTATCTAGATAAATAGAAGATGCTCCGTTTATAAGTCCATATATAGGACCTTCTGATATTAAATCATAGACGACAACTGATTGTTCCTGATTAGGACTTCTACGTCTACTTCTTGCTACTCCTATTGGATTACCTGCTGCTTTACTTGCCATAATTTTACCTTTGTACTACGTGCCTTGTTGTGCCACCACCTTTGTTATGCACAAGTATACCATTTGCAAAGAAGTTTTGGTTGTTTTCAACTTTACTTAAATTGTATGTTTGGGTGTGAGGGATTACTTTTGTTTTAATACTTTTAATTGTAACTGGATTAATTTGTTGTTTTAAGTCAATTCGTGCTAATGTGTTGCCTTCTTTGAGTTGTTCAACAACAAGCTCATAGTTAGTTTCTGTAATGGCTGGTGTTAAACTACTCCAACCTTTATCTTGTACATAGAATGGATGGTCTGGCGTACACCATATGAATTGCCCATCTATGTTTATTTCTGCTATTGTGTCGACAATAGGTCTGCTTGTTTCTAATACTGTGTCTTGTTCTACTATTCCTTTTTCAACGTTGTAACTAAGTATTTTGTCTCCAGCAACAACTTCTTCGATTGCTACTGTAGAACCATCCCACATAGTTATTAATGTACCTTCTGTGAAACAGCCGCCTCCGCCGCCGCCGCCTCCTCCGGTTGCACCTCCTCCAGAAGTACCTCCGTAAGAGTATCCGCCGACTCTGCCAACTTTTACATCTTTTAGTGCATAATTTATTGTTACTCCAGGTACTATTAGTTCCCCATATAATAAAGGAACTGGACTACCCATTTTTACATTTTCTTGTGAGTTACCAAATAAGTAACTTTCAGGAGAGTTTCCTGGTGTTTGTGGTGTTAAATAATCTGTTAAACCTTTTAATGCTAGTAAACCTCCCATTGCTGCTACTGCATATGTTAACCAAGCTGCTGTTACCCCATAAGTTATAGCACCTCCAGCAGTAGTTACTGTTGTTATACCTATACCTGTTGCATTTGCTAAAAAGGTTGCTATCTGAGGGGCGAATATCATAAGTGCAATTCCTAGAATTATTTTAAATACATCTCCAAAACCTGCACCAGCAGGGACTGGAGTGATATATACTGTATCTTTTATTACAGGAAGAAACATATCTGCTATGTCATCTTCTGTTTCTACTAATAAACTATCTCCATGTACTATTTCTAATCCTACATTATCTTTTTGAACTAGGTCTGCTATATATTCTGCAAATCCATCACATTGGGCTTCTATAAGTTTGAGAATATCGCGCATGTTATTATCCGCAGATACCCAGTCTGTTCCAAACTTTTCTCCTAATTCTCCCATTAGCTTAACTTTCACCATAAATACAAACCTCCTTTTCTGGGTATGATACAATCATATACGGAATACCGATTGCTCTACAAGACTTTTTGTCTTGGTTACTTGGATTACATTTTGAGTCATAGTGACTATGGACTACATATTTTATTTTCGAAATGAGTTGATACTTCACGAAAGTTTTTGGGTCAATTTTAAACTCATTTAATTTATTCTCCGCAAAATTTTCACATTC